GCTCGTCGTCATCGACCACATGGGGCTCGTTCGATCCTCGAACCGCTATGCCGGCAACGTCGTCCAGGAGACCAAGGAGACGTCGAATGCGCTCAAGCCGCTCGCCAAGGACCTGGGCGTTGCGGTGCTCGCGCTCTGCCAGCTGAACCGATCGACCGAGACCCGCGAGGATAAGCGGCCGAGCCTCGCCGATCTGCGCTGGTCCGGGTCGATCGAGGAGGACGCGGACACGGTCGTGGGCGTGTTCCGAGAGGCCTACCACCTCGAGCGCAAGGCGACGCTCAGCGATGACGAGGTCGTGCGCCTCGACCGCGCCCGCAACACGATCGAACTGCTCATCCTGAAGCAGCGCATGGGGCCGACGAAGACGGTGGTGGCGTTCGCCGACATCGCTTCGAACGTCGTCCGCGACATGGAGAGGTACTAGGCCGTGCGGGAGTTTACCACGGAATCGCCGTCGCACGACACTGGCATCTTCCGGAAGGTCAGCGTCGAGATGTACGCCGACCGGAAGTTCCTCGCGCTCTCGCCCGTGCTGCCGTCCGGGCGATCCCTGTGGCTGCATCTGATCACCGGGCCGCACACCGGTCCGATCCCCGGCCTCATCCGGATCGGCCGCGCGGCGATCGCCGAAGAGCTCGGATGGTCGCTGGAAGCCTTCGACGAAGCCTTTGCGGAAGTCTCTCGGCAAGGCTTGGCGAAAGCCGACTGGATCAATCGGGTTTTGTGGCTCCCGAAGGCTCTCAAGCACAACGCTCCACAGTCGCCGAACGTGGTCCGCGGGTGGCGTCAATATTGGGCGCTCGTGCCCGATTGCGACATGAAGAGAGATGCCTACGAGGCAATAATTGTCCAGCTTTCTCAACGCGGTGACCCTTTCCTAAAGGCTTTCGGAGAGGCTTGCCATGAGCCTTTGTCAAAGGCTTCCGGAAAGACATCGCCTAATCAGGAGCAGGAGCAGGAGAAAGAAAAGAAAGAGGTAGAGGCTGCGTCTGGCGACGCATCCGCCCATCCCGACGAAGCTCCGCCGACCANNCCCCCTCCCCNGNCGACCAAACGCGGCAGCCGCCTTCCCCTCGACTGGCAGCCGTCACCCGAGAACCTCGCCTACGCCGAGGCGCAGGGCTTCACGGCCACCGAGACGGGGCGGATGGCCGAGAGGTTCCGGAACCACTTCCACTCCGCNGCCGGCCAGAAGGGCGTCAAGCTCGATTGGGANGCGACCTGGCGGAACTGGGTGCTCTCCGATGCCGACCGGCATGGACGATCACCGCCGGCGCCGGCGGCGGCGTCCACAGCGAACCGCGAGATGGCCGAGCTGCGCAAGCTCGATCCGCCGGACTGGCCGCCGGGCATCGCCCCTCGCGAATTCGTTCGCCGGAGCTACGTCGCCGGGAAGTGGCTCGGGGCATGGGGGCCGGAACCGGACAGCAGCGGGTGCCGCCTCACGGCCGAACAGCGGCGCGACATGCTCGTCAGCCGGTTCGGGCCGGACGAAGCACGGCGCCACGTGCCGGGTTTGTTCGCGGCGGCAGCTTGAGGATTGTGAACATGCTCCCCCTTCCTTCATCTCGGACTGTAGCGCGGATCATCCTGGCCAAGCGCGGCGGCCGGAGCGCGGCGGCGACGGCGAAGGGTCTCGGCCTCGACGAGGGCCTCGTCGCCGCGGTGTGGGCGTGCCTGCGCCGGCCGGGCGAGGCGGCGGCCGACCCCTCGCCGCTCGATGCCCTGGTGCAGTCGATCTGCCATCAGATGCGGGCGGCGAAGCGGGACTATGTCGAGCCCGCTGCGCCGACGCTGGCGAAGGTCGCGGGCACTGGTGATTTGCAGGTCATGCCGTCGAAACGCGTTGTGCGGCGGCCGGTTAGGCGGCGATTTAACAACTTGAAAAATCGGCGGCGCGGCAGACCGGCGCTCGGGCGGCAGGTGACGATCGTGCTGCCGGCGGACGATCTCGCCGCCGTCGACGCGCGCGCGAAGGCGGACGGCGTGACGCGGGCGGAGATGATCCGGCGGCTTCTCGGTCCTCGTCCTGCCGGCTTGACGCCGCTGAAGCTCATAACTCGGATCTGAGGCATGACCCGCACTCAAGTGAAACAGCGGTTCGTCGAAGAGCACGCTCTCGACGTCGATCGGTTTTCGACTTTCGTTGATAGCTCAGGCGGGCAGGATTCGTGCTGGCCGTGGAGTGGGGCCAGGGATGAGAGCGGCTACGGTCGTTTTCACGTCGGGCGCTCGCGCAATTCGACGATGCTGGCACATCGGATAGCGTTCGGCTTGGAGAATGGTGTGCTGCCGGAGGCTGTTTGTCACCGGTGCGACAATCCGTGTTGTTGCAACCCGAGGCACCTGTTCGGCGGGACGCGTGGCGACAACAATCGGGACATGCGTGCGAAGGGCAGGCACCGGGTCAACCACCTTGTCCATCGTGGGGAAAGTAGTCCTCGGGCGAAGCTGTCGAACGAGGACGCCAGAGCGATCAGGGCAGCGTACGCGAGAGGACTGGTTTCGCAGCGAGCCCTGGCGCGACAGTTCGGCGTGAGCCAGCGGACGATCAATAAGGTTGTCCGGCATATTGGGTTCAAAAATGTCACGTAATCAAACGCTTACCGAAAAGCAGGCACGGTTTGTAGAGGAATTTATGATTGATCTGAACGCCACTCAGGCGGCGATCAGGTCCGGCTATAAGCCGTCGGCCGCCGGGGACATCGGGCGGCAGTTGCTCCGCAAAACTCCGGTCGCCCGAGCGATCGCCGAGCGGAAGCGAGTGATTTCCGAGCGAATCGGAGTGACGGCGGAGCGGGTCGTCTCAGAAATCGCCCGTATCGCCTTGTCGGACATACGAAAAGCGGTTTCGTGGAAGTCCTCTGTCGACCGAGTGGCGACCGACTCCGACGGCAACGGCGTGCCCGTGGTCGTGAACGAGGTGGTGCTTCGGGACAGCGACGAGATCGACGACGACACGGCGCTGGCGATCGCCGAAATCTCGATGACCGAGAAGGGCGCGCTGAAGATCAAGATGCACGAGAAGCTGGGGGCGCTCGACAAGCTCTGCCGGCACCTCGGCCTCTACGCGCCGACGAAGACGGAGGTGACCGGGGCGGACGGTGAGCCGCTCGGCAACGCCAGGAGCCTGACCGATGAAGAGCTCGTCGCCCTCGCCCGCCGAGGCGGCGCGTGAACTGCTGATCCGGCGTCGGGCGCGTGAGAACCTCATCGCCTACGCCAACACGATCGACATTCCGGGCGCCGCTCTCGGCGACGAGCCGGACGATGCCGACGACTGGGTGTTCCAGCCGATCGAGACGACGGTCGCCAAGCACCACAACCTGCTGCTGACGGCGCTGCAGAACACCGTGGAGACGCCGAACGGGCGGCTGATGGTGTTCATGCCGCCGGGCACGGCGAAGTCGACCTATGGCTCGATCGTGCTGCCGAGCTGGTGCATGGGGAAGTGGCCGAACTATCCCATCATGCTCGGCACCTACGGCGCGGAGCTGTCGAAGAAGCACGGGCGGCGCGCCCGCTCGATCGTGCAGAGCGCCCGCTTCCGGCAGGTCATGGGCACGTCGATCAGCTCGAACCAGGGCGCGGCGCACGACTGGGCGCTCGACAACGGCTCGAGCTACCTCGCGACGAGCATCATCGGCGCGGCGACCGGCAACCGGGCCCGCGGGATCATCATCGACGACCCGGTGAAGAACCGCCGCGACGCCGAGAGCGAGGCGATCCGGAAGCAGACGCGCGAGGAGTTCGAGGATTCGTTCCGCTCGCGCCGCCTGCCCGGCTGCTGGATCATCATCATCCAGACGCGCTGGCACGACGACGACCTCGCGGGCTCGATCCTGCCGGAGGGCTACGCGGGCGAGAACGGGCCGATCCTCTGCCGCGACGGCGACGTGTGGAACGTGGTGTGCCTGCCGGCCGAAGCCGAGCGCGCCGACGACCCGCTCGGGCGCAAGCCGGGGGAGTTCATCTGGCCCGAGTTCTACGGGCCGGAGCACTGGGCCCAGCCGCGGCGCAACCCGCGCACCTGGTCGGCGCTCTACCAGCAGCGGCCGGCACCGCTCGAAGGCTCGTTCTTCCTGCGCGACTGGTTCCGGACCTATCCGGGCGCGATCCCGGATCGCCGCGACCTGCGCATCTACGGCGGCTCCGACTATGCGGTGACGGCGAACGGCGGCGACTGGACCGTGCACATGGTCGTCGGCATCGACGCGGACAACCGGATGATCCTGCTCGACGTGTGGCGCGGCCAGACCGACTCGATGGTGTGGGTCGAGACGCTGCTCGACATGGTGAGCGCGTGGCGGCCGCTGCAATGGGCCGAGGAGACGGGGCAGATCAAGGCCTCGGTCGGCCCGTGGCTCGAGCGGCGGATGATCGAGCGCAAGGTCTACGTGCCGCGGTCCCAGTTTCCGACGCGCGGCGACAAGGCGGTGCGGGCGCAGTCGATCCGCGGCCGGATGGCGCTGCTCGGGCTTTACGTGCCGGAGGGCGCACCCTGGTTCTCGGCGCTGCTCGGCGAACTCCTGTCGTTCGATGCCGGCCGCAACGACGACCAGGTCGACGCGCTCGGCCTCGTCGGACAGCTCCTCGACCAGATGGAGCGCGGCGGCGAGCGGGTGTTGCAGCAGACGGCGGACGACACCTGGACGCCGCACGGCGAGGCGGCGCCGTTTCGCCCGCGCGGCCCGCAGGAGATGAGCGACGGCGACCTGCAGCAGATCGCCGACGGCGGGGAGTGGAAGCCGTGGTGATCGAGGTTCTCGTCGACATGGTGAGCCTCGGCCGTCGCGTCGCCGTCAAGGCGGATGGCGGCCTCGGCGACATTCGCCGGCTGCTCGACGAGGACGGCGACGAGACCGAGGACTGGGAGGCGGCGTGCGTCGCCGTTGTCGAGTGGCGCGGTGGCGGGTGGTCGCGCCTCGTCCTCGCCGACTTCGATTTCGACGTGCTGCTGCAATGATCACCGTGCGCCCGCTCGACTTCGACGGGGCGATGTCGGTCGCGGTGGACATGCGGGCGATCGACGCGGTGGAGATCTTCGGGCTTCGGCACGACGCGCCGGACGCGGCCGGGCGCTTCGCGCTGGCGCGGGAGGCCTCGGTGCTCGCCTCCTACGGCATGGGGTGGTGCGTGGCGGTGGACGGGCGGCCGGCGGCGGTGCTCGGGGCTTACGAGATGTGGCCGGGCGGCTGGTCGGTGTTCGCCTGGGGGACGACGTCGGGGTGGTTGACCGCGGCGCGGACCGTGACTCGGGTCGGTCTCAATGAGATGCGACCCGAGCTCGTCCGGCGCGGGTGCCGCTTCGCAGAGGCCTTGAGCCACGAAAGGCATGTGACCGCTCATGCATGGCTTCGCAGATACGGCGCCCGCGTCGAAGCGGTCCATGTCGGCTTCGGTCGCGACGGGGCCACTTACTTCCGGTTCGTCTGGCGCCCGACCCCGCCGCCGCCTCCCCTCTCTCTCTGAGGTTCGCGCCGGCCTGTTCTATGATCCCGAGACCGGGGTGTTCACCTGGCGCGCGAGAGACGATCGCGACGCGTCTTGGAATGCCCGGTTCGCAGGCAAAGAAGCTGGGTGCCTCAACCCGAGCAACGGGTACGTCTACGTCTGCTGGAACTTCAAGCAGATGCGGGCGCACCGGCTGGCTTGGTTCTATGTGCACGGGGTGTGGCCTCTGCAGGTCGATCATATCGACCTCGACCGCAGCAACAATCAGCTGCGCAATCTGCGCGAAAGCACGCAGTCGCAGAACCGGGCGAACAGCCCGCGGCCGGTGACGAATACGAGCGGCGTCAAGGGCGTGCGATTTCTGCACGACCGAGGCAAGTGGCGCGCCGATATCCGAGTCGATGGGCGGAAAAAGTTCCTCGGCAACTTCGATAGCCGTGATGAGGCAGCGATGGTCTACGCGGCCGCCGCGCGCCAGCACTTCGGCGAATTCGCGAGGGTCGACTGATGTGCTTCGGCGGTAGCAGCACTCCAAAGCCCCCGCCTCCTCCGAGGCCCCCGAACGAGCAGAACGCGCAGAACACGTCGCTGGCCGCAGAGGCGGCCGAGGCCGATCGGCTGCGCCGGCGCGGCCAGCTCTCCACGCTCCTCACCGGCCCTGACGGCGCGCCGAACACGCGCGCCAAGGGCAAGACGCTCCTCGGTAGCTGATGACCGAAGCCCTCGCCAAGGAGGTGAAGGAGCGGTGGGACCGTCTCGACGACGAGCGGTCGACCTGGAAATCCCATTGGGAAGAGGTGGCGGAGTACGTCTACCCGCAGCGGATGGGCTTCACCGGGCCGCGGCCGGTGGGCGAGAAGCGGGGCTCGAAGATCCTCGACGCGACCGGCACGGTGGCGCACGAGCTGCTGGCCGCCGGCCTGCACGGCATGGCCTCGAACCCGGCGACGACCTGGTTCGGGCTGCGGATGGCCGACCCGAAGCTCAACACCGACGCAGTGCGCGAGTGGCACGGCGACTGCCGCGACCGGATGTTCGCGGCGATGCACGCGCCGGGCGCCGGGGTGACGACACACCTGCACGAGCTCTACCTCGACTATGCCGCGCTCGGCACCGGCATCATGTGGATCGGCCGCTCGGCGATCACCGGGCGGCTTCAGTTCTCGACGCGGACGCTGGCCGAGTGCGTGATCGACGAGAACGCCGACGGGACCGTCGACACGGTCGTGCGGACCTGGAAGCCGACGGTGCGTCAGGCGGTGCAACGGTTCGGCCTCGAGGCGCTGAGCGAGGCGACGCGGAAGAAGTTCGCGGACGGCAAGACGGCGGAGAAGATCACCATCCTGATCGCCGTCTTCCCGCGCGCCGACCGCGACCCGGGCAAGGTGGACGGGCGCAACAAGCCGTTCGCTCACGTGATCGTCGAGCCCGACGCGAAGCACGTGATCGAGGACGACGGCGTCGACGAGTTCCCCTACGCGGTGCCGCGCTGGTCGGTGGCGGCGGGGGAGATCTACGGGCGCTCGCCGGCAATGATGGCGCTGCCCGATATCAAGATGCTGCAGTCGATGACGCGGGATCTGCTGAAGGCGGCGAACCTTGCCGTCAACCCGCCGCTGACGGTGCGCTCGGAATCGACGCTCGGGCGCATCTCGATCGGGCCGGGCGGGCTCATCTACTACCGCGGCGACCAGCCGCCTGCGCCGCTGCCGGTCGGGGCGAACTTCCCTATCACCCTCGAGATGATCCAGGACGTGCGCCAGCGGATCATGCAGGCGTTCTTCGTCGACCAGCTGCAGATGATCGGCGACGCGGACATGACCGCGACCGAGGTGATGCAGCGGACGCAGGAGCGGATGCGCCTGCTCGGCCCGGTGCTCGGGCGGATGGAGGCCGAGCTCCTCGGCCCGACGGTCGACCGGGTGTTCGGCATCATGGCGCGGCACGGCGGGTTGGCGCCGGCCCCGGATGCGGTGATCGGGCGGCTTCAGACGGTGGAGTACGTCTCGCCGATCGCGCAGGCGCAGCGCGGCGGCGAGGTCAACGGCTTCCTCTCGTACATGCAGATCCTGGCCGGGATCGCGGCGCAGGCGCAGCGGCCCGAGGTGCTGGCGCGCGTCGCCTGGGACGAGGTTCCGGCCTGGATCGGCGAGCGGCTCAACGTCGATGCGCGCCTTACCCTCGACGACGACGAGTTCGCCGAGGCGAAGCAGGCGACCGAGGCCGGGCAGCAGCTCGCCGCGGCGCAGGCGGCCGCCTCGGCGGCGCGTGACGGCGCGGCGGCGCTGAAGGACGTGGCGGCGGCGGGGACGGTGCAGTGAGCGACTTGGTGCAGAGCGACGAGGACCGCCTCGCGGAGATGTACGCGAACGTGTGGGACCAGCCCTCCGGCCGGGTGGTGCTGCAGGACCTGATGATGTGGGGCGGCCTCGTGTCGCCGACGGACGGGCCGCGCGACGAGGGCAAGCGCGACGTGGCGCTGCGCATCCTCGGCCACGTGATAGCCGGCGGCGGCAAGGTCGATTTCGGCGTGATCCAGACAATCGAAACGGAGCAACCATGAGCGATGTGGCGGATGCGGGCCCCGGCGGGATCGGTGGTGCGGGTGGTGATGCCGCAGCGGCGGCTGCTGCGGCCGCGGCGGGTGCCGCTGGCGCGGACAAAGGCGGTGCCGGCGGCGCGGACAAGGGTGCTGCGGCGGAAGCGGCGGGTGGCGAGGGCAAGGGCGCGGCGACCTGGCGCGACACGCTGCCCGAGGCGCTGCGCGGCGACCCCTCGATCGCGAAGTACACCTCGGTCGAGGAGCTCGTGAAGGGGCACAAGAACCTGTCGAACCTCGTCGGCCGGGAGAAGATCCCGGTTCCGAAGGAGGAAGCCGACTGGGAGCGCTGGTACACGGCGGCCGGGCGGCCGGAGACGGCGGCGGGCTACGAGCTGAAGAAGCCGGACGGCCTGCCGGAGGGCTTCGCCTACGACGACGGCCTCGCCGGCAACTTCGCCGAGACGGCGCACAAGGCGGGCCTCAACAAGGCGCAGGTTGCGCTGCTGCATCAGTGGTGGGTCGACACCGCGAAAGGCGCCTTCACCACGCAGGCGCAGGCGGCGGAGGTGGCGCGGGGCAACGGCGAAGCGGCGCTGCGGCAGGAGTGGGGCGCGGGCTACGAGCGCAACCTGACGGCGGCGCGCGAGGTCGCGCAGATGTTCGGCGGGCGGGAGTTCGCCGGCTACCTCGAGGAGACCGGCCTCGGCAACGACCCGCGCATGGCGCGCTTCCTGACCGGGATCGCCAAGAAGGTGGGCGGTATCGAGACGATCCCCGGCGATCGCCGGACGACGTCGGAGATGACGCCCGGCGAGATCCAAGAAGAGATCAACGACCTCATGCGCACGAAGGCGGACGTGCTCGCCGACAAGTCGAGCCCGGCCCGGCAGGCGGTGATCGATCGCCTCGCCTTCCTCTATCAGCGCAAGAACGCGGGGAGCTGATCATGGCGCGTCTGCTCACGGGACTGAACACGGAGGGGGCGAACGTCGCCCTCGTCGCCGGCAAGAGCCACGTGGTGGTGCAGATCGAGGGCGCGGAGGTGGGCAACCCGGTCGTGCTCTACGCGCGGGCCGCGCAGGATCTCGCCTGGGTGGCGGTGGGCACCTGGACGGCCGGCGCCGTCGAGGCGGTGCTCGCCGCGCCGTTCTTCCGGGCGACCTGCTCGAGCGCGGGCCCGAAGTGCGAGGTGGTCACGCATGTCTGAGCTCCTGATCGGGCCGCTCGCCGGCCGGTTGAAGACGCGCATCTTCACGACGTCGGGCACCTATGTGCCCTCCCCCGGCATGAAGATGGCCTACGTCATCTGCATCGGTGGTGGTGGTGGTGGCGGGGGCGGCCCAATACTCGGGACGGGCATTGCCGGCTCGGGGGGCGGAGGCGGTGGCGGTGCCGAGATGATCGACGCATGGTTCACTTCGGCCGAGGTTGGCGCATCGGTGGCCGTGTCGATTGGTGCCGCTGGTGCTGCGGGCGCGGGGCGCACGGGCACGGCTGGTGCTGGCTCGGATGGCGGCCAGGGTGGAACGACCTCATTTGGCAGTCTCATCAACGCTTATGGCGGTGGTGGGGGTGGTGGCGGCGCAGCTGGTGCCGCGAGTGGCGGTGGCGGAGGCGGCGGCACGAGAACTGCGGGCGGTTCGGCAACCGGCTCGACCGCCGGTACAGCCGGGTCAACTGGCGGCGTTGTTGGTGCGAGTGGCGGCGGCAGTTCTGCCAATCTAAACCGGTTCGGCGGGAG